AGGGTGAGGGTGATCTCGAAGCCAAGCGGATAGACCGCCTTGCTCGGGGTGAAAGTCGGTTGCAGCGGGGCACTGGCGCGCCGCATGGTTCTGGTGGCGGCGCCAGGGGGCGCCCAGCCAGCCAGCGCCTGGTGCACCTTGCTCAGCAGCGGGCCGGCGGCCACGTTGCGCGCATCCGGGCTCGGGCTGACGTTGTCCAGGCCCAGGATCACCAGCCAGCGCTGGTGCAGCAGCTGGCTGGCGCCGGCGCGGGCACTGCCGTCGGCGCCGGTGTCCACGCGGTCACCGGCCCACAGCAGCAGCAGCACGCGCTTGCGCTGGTCGGCCTTCAGCACCTGCTCGACGGTTTCGCACAGCTGCACGGGGATGTCGCCCACCTTGTCCTCAAGCCGCGCCTTCATCAGCGGGCCGATGAACAGGTAGTCGGCGGCAAGTGCAGGGAGCCCCATGTCGTGTGCTCTCAGGCCGCCTCGCGGCCCCAGGCCTTGCTGCCACCGTTGAACAGCACGGTGCCCGCACCGGCCGGCGCGGGGGCCTGGTCAGGCGGCGTCAGCAGCACATCGCCCTTGGCCACGCTCATCAGGAAGGTGCGCGTGGCCTTGTAGTCGTCCTTGGTGGCGTCATCCACCCGGCTGCCCAGCAGCCGGTAGTGCGCGATGGTGCAGGCGTGCACCCGCAGCACGGCGGGCGCAGGGTCCATCGGCAGGGCATAGCGGCCCATCAGGTAGGCGTCGATCTCGGCTTGCGCGTCGTCCAGCGCCTTCTGCGCCACCGCCGTGTCCACCAGGCCCAGGGGCGGGTCAGCCAGGTCGGTGAGCTGCGTCAGCCGGGCTTCGCCGAGGCGGTCCTGCAGGTCGGTGACGGTGGCGTAGGGCATGGTGGCTCAGGTGGTCTTCAGATGGGGCCGCACCCGGATGCGGTGGCCCTGGCGGGCTCTGGGGCGCAGGTCACGGGCCTGCCTCCCCTTCATCGCCCCGCTCGGGGGGTATGTCTCGTCAGGCGTCGACCGTGACCTCGATGTCCTCGACCTTCAGCCAGTTGCAGGCCTTCAGGTCGGCGATCTGCCGCTCGCTGTAGTTCGCGGCGGGCACTTCGCTCACGCCCGCCCACTGGTGGCCGGCGCAGGTGACGCGGTCGGGCGTCGTGTTGGTCACGCGCAGGCCGGGGGCCTTCGCGGGGGTTGCCTTGGTTGCCATGTGCGGCTCCTTCGTCAGGCCTTGCCAGGTGCCGGGATGTCGACCTCGGCCACCACCAGCTGGCCGCCGGGCTCGCCCTCGGCGCGGATCTGCTCGGCCTGCTCTTCCGACAGGTCGGCCAGGGCCAGCACGCGCGGCTCGGTGGTGAACTGGTGGCCACCCCGCCAGAAACTGGCGCGGCGGCTGCTGACCTCCAGGCCCTTGCCGGCCGGGCCTGCGGCCTTGGGGGCCGCCTTCTTGCTCGTTGCCATGTGAGTGCTCCGGGGGTTGCGGTCGATCAGGCCAGCCACGGGCACACCACCAGCTTGGCGGTGCCCACCATCACGTTGTCGGCGCCACCCGTGGTGCGCGCCGCGGTCAGCACCTCGGCGCCGGCCTTCTCCAGGCTGGGCGGCACCAGCAGGTGCGTGCCCATCAGGCGCAGCACCTTGCCGCCGTCGCCCTTCACGCTGCCCAGGGCGGCGCGTGCGGCGGCGTAGTTGGTAGCGTCCAGCGTCTGCTTGCTGGCGTAGGCCAGCTGCGGCAGGCCGTAGCCCACGTTCACACGCGCGTCCACGCCGTAGCGGAACTCCTTCGCGGTGAACACCACCTCGTCGGTGGCCTGGTCCATCGACACGAAGCTGTACTCGGTGCGCTTCTGGAAGATGATGGGCTTGATCGGCCGGCTCAGGTCCAGCAAGTACCAGGCTGCGCCGGACCCGCCGCCGAAGTTCGACCAGGTGCCCATGCTGCCGTCGGCCGCGCGCACCGGGTGGTCGGTGTCGAAGAAAAACTGGCCGTCATGGCACAGCGAGCTGAAGCCGGCCTGCAGCAGGCTGAACACCAGCTCGTCGGGGTGGGTCTTGGCCTCCTGGCCCAGCATCTGGAACATCGGCCGGTACACGCCCAGCTTGTCGTCCATGATGTGGTTGCGGCCCACGCCCACCGTCAACTCGAAGTCCTTGTTCTTGATGGTGTAGTCGCCGCTGCTCAGGCTCTGCACCACGCGGTCACCCAGCCACTCGCGGAAGCGCGGCATCGTGCCCAGCCAGGCGTAGTGCTCTTCCGAGCCCGTGCTGGTCACGGTGGTGGCCACCATGTCGTATTGGCTCGCGGCCTGGTTCCAGGCGTCCTGGTAGATCACCTGGAAGCCGCGGCTCATGTCCAGGATGTTCTGGCGGTTGATCAGCATGGGTCGGTTCTCCGAAAGGGTTGGTGGCTCAGGCCGGGGTCAGATCTCGACCCAGACACCCGCGGTGTCCACGTCGCGGATCACGCCCGCGGCGCTGCGCGTGCTGCTGCCGTTGGTCTTGGCCACCGTCTGGTTGTCGACGATGAAGCAGGTGCTGCCGATGTCCTGCAGCGCGATCAGGTCGCCCGCCGCGCTGTTGGCGAACAGGAAGGTGCCGCGCTCGACCTCGACGCGCAGGTCGCCCGCCGCGCCGGCCGTGTTGTCCACCTGCTCCTTCGCCACACCGGCGGCCTTGAGGTTGGCGGCAGTGGCGCCGTTCACCGCCAGGTTGGACGTGTTCACGCACACGATGCCGCCGGCAAAGATCCGGGTGGCGGCGGCCACGGGCAGTGAAAGGTGCTTGCCCGTGCGCTTGGGCGTCGGGCGGTCAGCGGTCAAAGCGGGCATGGGCGCTCTCCTGGGTCAGGGGTGGGGTGGGGCGTGCGGCTCGCTCAGGCGGCCTGCAGCGTCTTCAGGTAGTCGGCGTGGGGGATGCCCAGCTGCGTGGCGATGGCCGCCTGGTCGGTGGTCAGCGCGGTCACGGCCTGGCGCTTGTCGGCGCCAGACTGGGCCGCCTTCGCGGCAGCGTCCTGCCCGGCCAGGCCGGGGATGACGGGCGCCGCGGCAACGATGGCCGTCAGCATTGCCAGGTCCTTGTTGCCCAGCTGGATGTACTGGTCACGCTGCGCGGCGGTCAGCTTGCCGGCGGCAATGGCCTCGTCCACGGTCTTGGCCACTTGCTCGCCATTGATGCGCGTGCTCAGCTCGGCCACCTGGGCCTGCAGCGTGGCCACCAGCTGCACGGTGGCGGTGTTGGGGGTCTTCAGCGCCGTCAGCGCGGTGAGGGCCGCTGCCTCGTCGGCGCCGGCCTGCAGGCCCAGGGCCGTGGTCAGTGCCTCGGGCAGCGTGGCGGGCACGGGCTTCCAGGCCTTGATGGCCGATGCCGCAGTAGCGTCGTCGGCATTGATCAGGGCGGCATTGCCCAGCAGGGCGGCAAGGGCGGCAAGCGTCAGCTTCATGGGGTGGTCCTCATGGTTGGCGGGTTCGTCGTCGGCACCGTTCACGGCCGTGAGCGCGGCTTGCACCGCGTCCATGCCCTTCAGTGCGGGGGTGTTGGTCAGCGCGGCCATCTGCAGGCCGGTGACGGCAAGCGTGTCGCGGTCAAAGAGGATGACGGGGCTGATGTACTTGTACTCACCGCCGTCGATCAGGCCCAGGGCGCGCTTGGTCCAGTCCACAGCGGCCACCAGGCCCTTGCCGGTGAGCCATTCGACCTGGCGCACCCAGCCGGCAGCGGGCGCTGGCTGGCCGTTCTTTTCCTTGTTGAAAGTCTGGTGCTCGTAGTCGATCACCAGCGGCTCTTCAGCCAGGTCGACGTTCAGCTGCGCGGCCAGGCGCTGGCCTTGCTCGTCGCTCAGCTTCCACGCTTTGCCGGGGCCGGGGCGGCCGTCGCGGGCCTTGAAGTCACCCGCGGGCAGCAGCTGCGCCTGGCCGTTGGCCAGCAGCGGCATCGACCGGGACAGCAGGGCAAGCGAGAAGCGCATGGGTCGCCACTCTGGCCCCCTCGCGCGAAGCTGCGAAGTTGAAGAACTTCAGAAGATGAAGCGGTAGCGCCTACGCATCGAAGGCGCCCAGGATGGCGTCATTCACCAGCTGCAGCAGGTCGGCCTCGTCCTCGGCCCCGAGCTGGCCTGTCTTCGGGTCGGCCGTGAAGATGCCGCGCCTGGGCATGATGGCCGTGCCCCACTCGTGCAGCTGCCCCACTTCCCAGTAGGGCTGGCTCTTGCCGGGCACGCGGCGGCTGGTGCCCAGCTCGACCCAGTCATCCCCAGCGTTGTAACCCAGGCTGCTGCGCAGCTGGCGCGTGCGCTCCAGCAGGCTGCCGGGTATGCCGCCGGGGTACTTCTCGGCGTACCAGTAGTTCACGGTCACCGGGCTCAGCGGCGGCCAGGGCACACCGGCCGGGTCGACCTTGGTGTCGAAGCGCAGATTGGCGTTGGCTTCGAGCTTGGCGCCGATCTCGATCATCAGCTGTCGCGGCCTGGCCAGCAGGTCGATGGCGCCGTCGATCGCGCGCAGCAGCGCGGTGTTGTCGACCTCGATCTGCAGCTCGTTCATGGCGTGCCGCGCTCCCAGCGGTCGAACAGGATCAGGTAGCGCACCCGGCTGCCCCACACCTTGTCATCGTGCAGGCGCATCTTGTCGCGCGCCGTCTCGCATTGCACGTTGATGGTGTTGACGGAACGGTGGATGGCCCGCGCCGCGGCCTTGATGCTGCCGTGCTCGATGATCGCGCGCAGCACCGTCACCTCGCGCTCGCTCAGCCCCCAGGGGTTGTGCTTCCAGTGCGGTGCAGCGCTCATATCAGCCCCTGCAGCTGCGGGTAGCGCGCCAGCGCCTCGTCGGGGCTCAGCGCCACCAGCTGCTGCACCCACCACACCAGCACGCTGCGCTGCAGCTCCATCACGTGCACGCGGCGCGTGGTGCCGGTGCCGCGGGCCCACCAGTAGAGCGTGTTGCCGTTGGGCAGCACCAAGCGCTGCCCCTGGTCGGCCACGGCCTGGGCGATGGCCCAGCCCACGGCCTTGGTGGGCAGCGCGGGCGGAAAGCTGCCGCCCTCGGCCGCGTCGCGCGCCTGGCGCAGCAGGTCGGCCGCGCGCACGCTGGCCACCACGGGCTCACCCTGCAGCGCGGGCAGCGCGGCCACGGGCAGGCCGGTGCCCGAGTCGGCCGGCGGGTTGGCCAGAAAGTCGCGGAAGGCCTTTTCGCTGCGGCCCCGGGCGATCACGGCGCGCTGCACTTGGTGGGCGTTGCCCGCTGTGGCGGTGGTGGCGCGGGCGGTGCTGATGCTGCGAGTCAGCCGGTCCACGCCCTGCGCCACATGCACCTTGCCGGGGTTGTAGGCAAACCCGGGGCCGATGCCTCGCGGCACGCGCTCGGTCTGGCCGGTGGACTTGTTGAAGAACTCCACCCACGTGGTGGCCGGCGGCTCGCGCAGCACCTTCTTGCCCGCGTTGATGAGCTTCTGCACGCCGGCCTCGTCGATGAAGTAGAAGGTGCAGCGGCAGCCCCAGTCGTTGGGAGGGATGTGCGTGTCCCAGAAGGGGTGATCGCGCGGCAGCACCAGGTAGTCCCACGGACGATGGCTTGTGCGCACTTTCTCGTCGCCCATCGTGCGGTACACGATGAAAGGCATGCGGCTGCGCATGCCGCGCGCCCAGCGCCCGGCGGCGTGGCTCTGCCGCATGTTCACGTCGAAGATCAGCTGCAGCCGCTGCTTGTTGAACCGCGTGGTGCGCACCTCGCCCGTGGCCGGGTCGGTGATCTCGATGTTCCCCCACCAGCCTTTGGCCACCAGCTGGCGCTTCAGCGCGCGCTCGAACTCCTCGAACCCCGTGCCGTTGGCCACCGCACTGTCGACCTGGTCGCGGATCGTGCGCAGCACGTCCAGCCGCATCACCCCGGCCACCGCGAAGGCGCGCGCGTGCTCGGCCTGCCACACCTCTTGCCAGCGGAAGCTGGGGCGCAGCAGCCCGCGCGCGGCGAAGGCGTTGAAGCTGTCTTCGGGCGCGTAGGCGCCCAGGGTGATGGCGGCGGGCACGAGTTCAGCCGGCGGCCAGCTTGCTCTTCAGCTCGTAGCCCATCAGCGGCCAGATCTTGTTCACCGCGTTCTGGCGGGCGATCTTGCGGCCCACCTCGGCGTCGAAGTTCTCAGGGCTGGCGCAGGCCGACTCGCCAGTGACGACGAAGCCGTTGCGCAGCCTGAGTACACAGAAGGTCAG